TTATTCCTTCTTTTTCTTATCTTTAGCAGCGTGCATGGGTACTACATTGCTATTCACGGCTTCTTTTAATATGTCCCCCATGACACCAGCAGCTTCCTTCTTCATTTTCTTTGTAACATGTCCATATTGTTCAGCTGTAAAGGTTGGGCTATAGTGTCCCAGCTGTTCCTGTACAGCGTTAAGGGAAACGCCGCCTTCCAGCAGCATTGTAGCGTAAGTATGCCGGAGGTCATGGAAACGTACCTTTTCAAGCCCTGCCTGTTTTAAGCAGCCCTGGAAGTCTCTCACAAAGCTTCGCGGATTAACCAAATTACCTAACCCTGTGCAGAAGACAAGGCGTTCCTTTTCTTCACCTTCACACTGGTATGCTTCCCCGACTTCCAGCTTTTCAGCATTTTGCTTCGCTCTGTGCGATTTTAGGACCTGTATAACTTCTTCCGTTATCTCTACAGATCTCTTTGACTTTTCGGTCTTTGGTTCCTGGATTGCCAGGCCGCCTTTTACACGTACCAGGTGCCGTGCTACTCTAACAGTGCCCGCTTTAAAGTCTATGTCCTTCCACCGTAGGGCCAGTATTTCACCCCTTCTTAATCCGGTTGCCAGATCAAGAAAATACGCTGCATAGTATCGGTATGTTTTAGCCTTGTCTAAAAATATACCTATGTCGTCGCGGCTTAACGTCTTCATTTCCTTCTTTGGATTGCGGGGCAGCTTGACTGCTTCTGCCGGATTAACAACCAGCTTATGTTCTGACACCGCCTGCTTAAGCGCTGTATTAATTATTCCGTGTATATACCTTACGGTTTTAGGAGATAAGCCGCCTTCCCTGGGCACCAGTTCGCCTTTTTCATTCTTCATTTTATCGGCCCTACCACCTTCCAGCTTTGCATTATATAGCCGCTGTAGGTCTGCTGTCTGTAAGTCCTTAAGCTTTATTTTTCCTATAGTCGGTATGATGTGCTTATATACTTGGACTTCGTAGCTTTCGTAGGTAGTCTGGCGAAGGCTGTTTTTCATGGTTACAGTCAACCAGGTTTCGATCCATTCGCTAAAGGTAAGCTTGCCGGGATCTGCGTAAGTTTGTGTCTGCAGCTGATTTTGTACTTCTATCAATTTGTCCCTTACTTCTTCACGCTTCTTACCGTATACTGTTTTCCTGATCGGTGTACCCTTAAGTGGATCTATGCCAGTGCTTATTTGTGCGCACCAGGTCCCGTCTTTACGTTGGTATATTGTGCCCTCACCATTGCCGCGCTTGTTTTTCTTATCGGTCTTCTTCGGCCTTGCCATTACTTTACCCCCTGTTCTGCTTTCGCAAGCATAAGTTTTTCTTGGACTTCTCTTTTGGTATGTCCATACACATACTTACGGATATATTTACTTGTTTCCGGGTCTTTGCCTACGTATAAGGTCCCCATCCATCTACCATCTTTACGCTTTACTACGCTTCCGCTGCCCTTGATTTTATGTTCGATCCGATAATGCGGCTCCGGCTGGATAAGCTTCAACGGCTTATCTAATGCCTGCTGTTGTCCTCGATCCATGTTCGCACCCTCCAATACTTCAATTTTTAAAACCCCAGCAATGTATCCAGTGCCGTATTTATGTCCTGCGGCATTTCTTTTTTATCAACGGGTACCAGATCCGGCTTTACAGATTTCAAAGGTACAGAACGTGCTGGACGTTCTGTAGACTGCTGCCTTTTCCTTAGTACCCTGCCTTGACCTTCCAGCTCAAAATAAAGCCGTAAGGCTGCTCGTACTATGTCGCTTTCATCCTGTGTCCGGGTAGCTTCGTTTAATGCAGCCTGTATATCGTCGTCCTTGCCGGGGCGCAGGCGTGCCCGTGCTACGCCGTCCGCCATTTCCTGCGCCCTATCTTTCCATAGCCCTTAAGGTTTCCCAGCTGGTCCATGATGTGCGTATTTTCCGGTAGCTTAAGCCTGCGCGCCATTTCATCAGCCCAGCCACCCGTTACTATGCAGCCATGAAAGCGGCGGTTAATACTGTCAATTTCGTTCTGCGCCTGAGCTGCTATTGAATTAAACGCCCATTCCTTAAGAGGTGCCAGGTCGTACCCGTCATAAGGCAGGCCCTTAAGTATATAGTGGTCCAGGGTATATATGTCCGGTGCCTGCCCCAGCTGCCCGGTCAGTTCGTCACGGATCAGGCGGTAAGCTTCACCTATACCCAAGTTCGGCGGGCTGCCGCTACCTGGCTTGATTTCCAACCCTTCAAGTACCAGTATGTCGAAGGTGTGAAAGCCGAAGTCAAGGACCAGCCAAAGCTTACGGGCGTCCGCTGCGTCGATAAGGTCGCCCTGGTCGTTCGCGTGAAGGTTCATAAAAGCGCCCAGCGGCTGCGGGACTATGTGAAAGTCTGCTATCCATGGGCGTACAGCCTTCGGCCAGTTCCTAGTCCCTTCTATTGCGCCGTATATGGGTTCAGTATTGAAGTTTTCAAGCATAGCCTGAAAGTCGGCCCGCTGTTTAAAGTAGAAGTCTACCGGAAGCCCTGTTACCAGGTTTACGTTATTATTCCCAGCTGTAAGCGCCAGGCCTGTTTCCAAAAGTACGCGGGTTATCCAGGCTTTCGCCCTGTCCTGCCCGGTGCTGGTGTATTTTACGCGGCTGTGTCGTATAGCCAGGTTTCCTATGAAGTACTTTACTTTTGACAAGTCCCCGTCCGGTACGAAATACCTTACATCGTCACGGTGTATGTCTTCGTCCCTTATCTGCCTGGGTTCGCCTACGACCGCAGGCTGCCGCCAGGTCTTACCGCATGCGCTTATTTTCGGCCAGCCATAGCCCAGGTCGGCTGCACCTATTACTGGCGTGTTCAAAGTCTTGTTTATCACGGTTATTTACCCCTTTCGTTTTTGTGCCACAATGTGCTACATTTTATAAGTCTTTTAAACTTTTGGGTTTTTTCATACTAAAATCAAAATATGGGCAGTGTCTGGCTGCATCGTTTTGTTCTTCCAGTGTCATAAAGTTACCCGGGTCCAGTGTGTCCTTATAACAATAGCACCGTATATCGTAAAGTATGCCAAAGATATTACCATATCCCGACCAAGTGTATTTTGCTGCATAATCCTTTACTTTGTGGTAATCTACGAACAGATCCAGGATTTTTACATACACATCACCAATATGGGCACTTATATGTTTCGCTATAGGGAGGTACCTTATATATTCCTGGTTTATACGCACCTGACCGTTATCCCCTACCATATGGCAGTAATTCGCCATAAGTACTTGGAAAGCCCTTATGTATTCGTCCCGGTTAAGCTTGTTAAGCTTCATACTAAACCCCCTTCCTTTCGTCCAGCCACTTATCCCTGGCGATTCGGCAAGCTTCCAGCGTTGGCTTTACGCAGCTGAAAAGTTCGCCGTCATCTGCTCTGAATTCGTACTGGACATACTTCTTACGGTTTATGCGGCTTGTGAAGCCTTTATATTTCTCCTGACCTATCTTACAAGTGCTTACAGCGTCTAAATTGTAACCTTCTAATGGTTCCATACTTTACACTTCCTTTCGTGTGGCTTTATAGCCTTAAACGAAGCCCGGAAGGTTCCGGGCCTGCGGTCCTGCCCCGCATTGACTTAGCGGCTATTCGTTAAGATTATACAGCTTAAGGTCCTCTATGGCTGCTTTCAGTCGTTCTTCGGTACCTATAAGCCTAGGGTATGTGGTAGCTGGTAGATTACTCTTTACTACGTTGTGTATTAGTTCCAGGGCTGTTTCCAGCTGCTTAACTCTATTCATGCTTTTTGTCCTCCTGGTTGTCTGTTTACATCTATAACCTTATCAATTACAGCATTGCCGTCTACCAGCTTTATGATCGCTTGCTTACCCCGCTTTCTAAGTCCGTCCATTTCGTGAAGCATATCCCAGTTTTTCGCGCCCTTGTATTCGATCGGGTAGCTGTGAAATTGCTCTATATAGTTTACTATCCTGTCTTCCGGACTAAATATGTCCTTTGCAAAGTATCTGCCTATGTACTTATGATCCGGTGCGTATTCCTTCTTAAGTGCTATACCTGTCGATACGTGGTATTCGCCATACTCAAATATTACGTTAACTTCGTCGAATGCCTTCAAAGTGTTTATAGCCTTGTCCTGCACGTCCTGGGGTAATTCCTTAAAGTTTGTGTTTGTCATTCTAACATTACCTGCCTTTCTTTCCGGCCAGGGCTTAAGCCCCAGCCTGTTCCTTTGTCATATAATCGAATAACCGCGCTTTAAGATCCTTCATGGTATCGCGGTCTACCATTGCCCGACCTTCCAGCTGGTGTTTTGCTACCGTTAATTCCTTTATGTCGTCGTAGGCTGCGTCCAGCTTCTTTTCGTTCCCCGTGTAGCTTTCTTGCCATTCCTGGGCTGCCCGTTTGAAGTTATCGCGCTGCCTGTTGGCTTCTGCTAGTTGATCTTCCAGCTGTTTTACCTTGATAATGTACGGGTCTACGGCGGCTTCTACATCCCTTTTAAGCTGGGATATTTCGCGGTAGTTGTGGTCGATAGTGTCCTGCGGGTCTATCCCGAAGTCGTCCTGTATTTGCTGTTCTGCATAAGCCGGGAAACGTGCCAGCATACGCTTAAGGTAGCTGTCCTGCGGTAGCACCTGGTAAAAATCATATATAAGTGCTATTTCCTGGTCTTTTCCCATGTTTTCAGGTATTGTAAGTCTTTTATCTGCCATTTGTACGACCCCCTGATTTTTATAAATTTGTCTGTATGACAACATTATAATCCTTGATTTGTCTATAAGACAAAGTTAAAATACTGTCATATAGACAAGAGGTCGTTTACTATCTGTCTTTGCGACAGATTTTCTTTTGTTTTCTTCGTTTTTCACGGCGCTATATTTAATAGAAGAAACAGGGTAAAAAAAAAATATATAAGGCAGGCAAAATTAAAAGAGGGTTATTAAACTTTCACACCCCCAGCGGTGTAGAAGTTTAATAACCCCTTAAGAAAAAACAATATACTATATATTATATAAATAATAATATATTTATTTTATTATTATTTATTATTATAGTAGTATTATTTATACTACTATAATAAGACTGTAAGTTCTTCGTAGGTATCCCGCAATTCGTTTATCTGATCCGTGGGTATTTCCCCGTCCAGCCGATCCAGTATTTCGTCAAGCCTTCGCCTGTATTCCAGGGCCATATTCTTACGCCGCAGCCATTCCAACCATTCTATGTAGTGGGTACATTCCTTAGATTCTGTGAAAGATTTTGCGTTATCCCGTGATTCCTCAAAGCTGACAATTAGCCAGTAAAAAGATTCGTCCGGGTATTCTATTTTATGCCTTAGAATGTTTGTTTCCATGGCTGCTATAAGGGATATTTTGTCTTCGTGCAATAAATTACCTGTTTCAGCCCAGATTTTGGTACCGACTTTGTAACTCATATTCATTTATTTACCCCCTATCCACATTTAAATAATTTCCCGGCGTCTATCCCCAGGGCTTTTGCAAGCTTGCATATACTTCGAAGCATTGAAATTCTAAACCCATGTTTTATATAACTTTATATACGCCTTCTTTACTCTTGATCTCTTTAAGCCTACAAATTTATTTTCAAACACTTTCCTTTATTGTAACACTGTTTCCGTTCATTAGGGTGAAATATCCAGGTTATTATTTGTATATACGGAAATTATATTATGTTTGTCATTCCATATATACACAAATTATGACATTTTATAGCAATTACACCTAAATATCTATTACAATATATGTATACGAGGGGTGATACTATGAATCCGGGGGAAAATATGCGTAGGATTAGAGAAACTTTTAAATTGTCAAGGGCAGAAGTAAGCGCAATGACTGGAGTGAACGATCAGTATATAGGGGATATAGAACGTGACGAAAGCAGCCCTACGTTAGAGGTGCTTCAAAAGCTAGCTTCTGCTTATAATATAACTATCTCGGAATTAGTAGGTGAGGTATCATTATATAATGAGAAGCTTAACGGTCTTATTAAGAAATTGAAATATACAAATAAGAATGATGTGTATAGGTTACTCAAAACCTTTGAAAAGCTGTCTAAAAAGGAAATAGACTTGCTTATAGACTTAATAAATGAAATGAAGAAAAGCCCAGTTTAACTAGGCTTTTTGTTTTTTATTCACACCTTATAATAAGCCAGTAAGTGCTTCGTATTGCTTGCCATTACAGCGTATGTATATACTGCTCTGTATACCGTTATCCAGGATCGTTATAACAGCTGTAGAAGTATCTTTACGCTTTCCACCTATGGCTGCACCAGCTACCAGGCCAATACCGCCAGTAAGTACGCCGCCGATAATAGCCCCAGCTGCCGCTTTTCCAGCGCTTCTTTTTGCGCTCTCCTGCCAGCCAATCCCTGCTACCTCATATTCCACTGTTTTACCCAGAAGTCCTGAATTTATAAATTTCAAAACATGCAGGTCTTTGCCTTTTGCAATTGTAATGCTTTTGCCTTTTATATCCTTATACCCTGCCACCAGTTCCAGCGTAATACTCAACAACATAACCCCCTTTATTACCTGTTTTTATCCATTATATTACATACTTGTCTGTTAGTAAATAAAAGAAAAAAGCCCCTGCGGTCCTTTCCAGGATTCCGTAGGGGCTGGGGTAAAACTACCTTATGGAGTTTTTGGTTTTGGTTTCCAGCTGTATTACTTCTTCTGCATATGTAAGTAGGTTCGCTTCTGCCTTCGCCAGCTGGTCGTCTAACCATTTGACGGCATCCTTTATCAGTTGGTCGATTTCTTCCGGTGTCCATAGCGTCCGGATCAGCCAGGGCAGGCTGGCGTATACAGCATTCCACTTAATAGGCCCGGTCTTGCTGCCGTAGGCCTGTTCTGCCTTTGCTACCAGGTTCCGAATTATCCTTATGACGGCTTTTCTGCGGCCGATTTTCCACAGCCAGGCAAGGACGGCCAGGAATATTAGGACCAGCAGGACGTCCAGCCAGTGGAGTTTAAGGAACGTTAATAATATTGTTACAAGTGTCATAATCATTTTACCCCCTTCTTAAGCCTTTGGCATTTGTAAAGGCTTTTGTTAAATTAGTAAGACTTACAGGTATTTCCCCGTTAAGGACTTTAAGCCAGTAAACCCGGTCGGTTATTAACCTGGCAGCCAGGGCAGCGTCTACAGCCCTTTCCTGATTCGTTGGTTCCACTTCCGGCTTGACTTCGTAAACCAGGCCGTAAAACTCACAAACGCCCATAAGTATCTGGGTTGCAGTTTCTAGCTGGAAAGCAGCCGATGTCATAAGTACGGCTTCCCTAGGGTCGTCCATAAAACCCGCTTCAATAAGTACCGCGGGCATATTAGTTTCGCGTAGTACATGCAAGTCGCCCATTTTTACCCCGCGGTTTTTCTGTACAGTCCCGCGTAGTATGTGTTTATGTATTAATCTGGCTAACAGTTCACTTTCACCGCCAAACTTGAAACAGAAGGTTTCTACACCTTCGGCGCTGTTGCCTTCGAAAGTGTTTAGTATTGCGTTATAATGTTCGCTGATAAATAAGCTTATGGGCTTGCCGCCGATAAGTGCGCTTCCCAGCTGTTTTTTATAGGCAGCGTGGGCCGCGTTCGCCTTGTCTGTCCTGGTCTGTAGTGGTACGTTATTGTCGCCTGGTGCGACTTGTAACGTCTTAAAGCCCAGGCGCAGGGCGTCAGCTTCCAGTAGGTCAATAACTGCTCTATTGAATTCGTTTTCGTGGGTGAAGTGCCCGTCCGCGAATTTTGGAGTACGTTTACCTGGTGTTTCCATACCATGGCCGTCGTCGAGTATAAGCAGCGGTATAAATCCCAGTTTTGCTTTAATATCCAATTTATGGCCCTCCTTTACTTGCCAGGTAGCCGACTACAGCGGCCGCCAGCAGTTTAACAATTTCCTTTATAGTATTAAGCAGTTTTTCCCATTTCTGCGTTGTTACTTTTGCATTTGTAGCCGCCAGGGCTTCCGCCTTCTTTGCTTCGGTTACAGTTTCCGTTTCTTCCTTTCTGGTAAGGTTAGTTACCAGGTCCCCCATGAAGGCAAAAAGCCGTTCTTCCAGCCTGTTAAGTTGATCCTTTATTTCACAGACATAAACCTTTGTACCGCCCTGGAATTCCATTATGTCTGCCAGATCTTGAGCGTGTTCTTTTACCTGGTAATTTATTTCGTCTACTTGCTTTTTCAATTCTATCATCTCTACTTTAAGCTTTTTTACGTCGTCACATTGTCCCTCTGGTCCGTGCGCCCCCTTGTTATCGTTATCCCCTGTCATTATGTTTACCCCCGTATTCTATTTTCTTGATACTTTTCGTCTAACGTTTATACAAATACTTGTACAATATTTGATGATACTCTTTTCATAACTCTATAGCCGCTTTCACTATTTGTTGCTACTCCATTGTCGTTAGACTTACAGTATCCATTTACAATACACGTACCATCATCGCGCACTAATAATTTACCCATTAATCCTATTGCAGCCCACTCTTTTCTTTTTTCTCTAGGGGTATAATATACTGTACTATCCCAATCAGGATTATATATCTGTTGAATTTCTGCATGTTCTGGTGTAATTATATTTCCTTCGCTATCCAATTCATCAGGTATTATTACTTCATGATACTGTACCCTGCCCCAATCATCAGTTAAATATTTACCTTGCCAATGGTCATCCTGATTATCACCTATAATTGACGGAGTAGCCGAAACAATACCTAATATGTAATTATCAAGTGAATTAGCTTTTCTTAGCTTATCCCCATCAAGTGTAACGAAGTAACCTACTCTGTCTTCATTACCTGGATTACTGTCAAGCCATTCGAAGTACTCTGCATAATCGGCCCCTGTAGAAGTATACGCCCCATCAGCATATGTTTGTCCATTGAATAGCACTTTAAATGCTAAACCCCTTGTGCTTGAATTTGTTCCATTGCCTATCATAAAAGCCTCTGTGGTCGCGTCATATGCGGTATCAGAAGCAGAGGAAACAGTACCACATCGTCCTATTGCAGTTTGTGCATATTTTGATTGAGTATAATAGCCACCTGCCTGTGAATAATTTCCACTTGCTATTGTGCTATAGCCACCTGCATGTGAATCAATACCACTAGCAGTTGTATCGTAACCTTCAGCATGTGCTCTATCCGCGGTAGCCTCTGTGTTTCGTCCTTCTGTATATGAATACGCACCACTTGCTGTTGTGTTATAACCACCTGCATGTGAGTAGTCTCCACTAGCAGTTGAGGCATCACCTTCAGCATGTGAGCTATATCCGGTAGCAAAACTAGCATTACCCTCCGCATGTGAATAAGCACCACTTGCAGTTGTACTAGTACCTTCTGCATGCGAACTATCACCAGTTGCTAAAGTACCAATGCCTTCTGAATGCGAATTTAGGCCACTAGCTATTGTATTATTACCTTCTGCATGAGAAGATTCACCACTTGCTAAAGTATTATATCCTTCTGCATGCACTGGATAATATTGCGCTGTAATAAGTTCAATAGCGTACTTCCAGTCAGATGTTATTGTAGCTGTTGTATTCAAAGTTACTATTAAGCCATTTATTGCGGTTATAGGTATATTAATTTTTGAAGTACTAAGGCTTACTTTTATCTGTAGTAAATCACCAACAGATAATCCTGTCACTGTATCTAAAGTTATTGTTTTAGAGGTATTATTATATTCTGTTATTTTATATGTTTTGCCGTAAGCTCCTAAAGAATACCGCCCTTCTGTATGTGAATAGTTACTTACCGCTACCGTATTATAACCCTCTGCATTTGCATTTGTACCCGTTTCAATACAATCGGTGGCATTAACGTGTTTTGATGTATCTGTTTCGTGAGACTTAGCCGCATATGCTGTATCATGATTATGATTACCTACCGAAACAGTACTTGAAGTAGTACCCGTAGGAACATTTGCTATAGGAACTTTAGCAGAAGCATCAAGTACAACTAAATTATTTGCTGTGCTATCTGCATGTTTACCATCAACCATGTCTGCATCAATAGTTGAACCAGAACCATCTATGGTCAATAATTTTGCTTTAACATCTGCGGCAGTATAAGAACTTGCAGGCAAAGCTGCATCTGCCTTTACCCCCTGCGCGGCTGTTGCATATACACCGTCGTGATTATGATCGCCTTCTGCTGCTGTTCCGGCTGTAGTGCCTAACTGCACATGCCCTGCATCAATTTTATCCCAGTTGTCGTTAAGCATTGTGGCAACATTAAAACTGTCGTTGCCCTCTGTTTCTGGATCTTTTTTAAGTAAATTCAAATTAGTTGTATAGCTTGCCAATGTATTAATCCCCTTCCTTTTCTATAGAAACGGCGCGAAGTTGTTTAGTGGCGTCGCGTTCATTTCTGTTATTGTTTTAATACTAACTTGGTATAGCGTTAAATATTTAAAAGTATAACCTATACCTAAATGTGCGTGTATTATATCGCCTATCTCTGCTTCCAGGTCAAAAAGGTTCGGTGGTATGCCAAAAGCTCCGTTAAAAGTTATTTGTACTATCTGGTTCGGTATATCTATTGTTACGAATACTTCACCATTAGTAAAGGCTTCACATACCGACTTTATCAGTTCGGCACTAAAATTACCCACGCCACGCCATTTGCTTAGTACGCGGCTTCTTCTTATATCGTATGGATCAGCTTCTAAGGTTGTTATCCCCAGAGCTGCTTCCCAGTACTTAAGTCCCCAGGTTGCCGTTTTTATATACAATTGATTCTGTAGGTCCTGATCCTTCAGATCTTGGCTATCGAATTCGTCTGCCTGGGCTGCCTGTAGAGCTTCAAATATAGCACTAGTTTGGTAATAATCCGGAGCACTGTTCATCATTCTTTCAGTTCTTAGCGTAGCCATTAATTAAAAGTCACCGCCTCTAGCGTTGCTATAGCTTCGGTACCTACTGGCAAATCTGCCGTTCCGTCGTTTACCGTAAGTCCGGAAAAATTGCTTACGCCGTCTGTAAAGGCTAAAAGCGCCGTTATTTTATTGTAGACGACGTTAGGAACTTCCGCGAATACCAGGCCTTTTAAGTAGTTTGTTACAGCAGTCTCAAAAGCCGTTTTAGCTGCTACCTGGTCCGCACCTGCTGACCAAGTGATAGTTACCGCAATGGTTAGGGCCACGTTTGAAGCTGCTATAACTGTTACCGCTGCCCCACAGGGTGCCTTTCCATTCCCCAGGCCTTCACTATTTGGGTCCAGATATTCCTGTGCGTCTGCAACTACCAGGGACGTAGCAGGCTTATAGTCTGAACCTGCCAAAACTACCTTTACAGTGCCATTACCGTTCCACCGGGGTACGCATTTCGCTTTCCCTACACCTGTAACTTCCTGCGCCCAACGTACATAATCATTCTTATTCCCGCCCGTATCAGGATTTTTTACTTTGAAGTCGTACCGCGCCCAGGCTGCGGCATCGCTTTCCTTATCCGTGCCCGGTACCGTCGTCCCTGCGTCCACTATAAGGCGTATGCCAGGTATAGACGGCTGGAATATAAACTGGGTACCGTTCGGTACGTTACTTTCAGCTCCCAGGGTCTTACAGGTAAGGCTTACTGTCTGAGAGCCGGATTCTGCAAATACCACGACAGCATCTACCGTAAATTCGTACGGGTTTCCATCCCCGTCCACCACCACGCTGAAAGCACTATGCCCCAACGGTATAGTTACTCCGGCATCAGCTGTCACAGTAAGCGCCCGCTTATTTGCAGAAGCAGGTATACGCTTAAGTCCCACCTCGTCCAGTAACAAGTCCAGGTAGTCACCTTCCGCGTACTGTGCAAAGCTGTTTTTGAGAATAAAGTCCCGCTGTATTTGCCCTTCTTTAACTTCAAGGGGTGCAGCAGCTACTGCATCATAAATATAGTCGCCGGGTTCCTTACGCCAGTCGTCACTTATCCGACCCAGCATACGTTCCCGTATTACGCTTTCTTCTTCTTCAAATACGGATACAAATACCGGCCTATCAGACATCTATTACCGCCCCCTTTACGTATAATTCGTTATCAAAAACAGTAGTAAGGGTATAATCAGCATAGCGGCCTTTTACCCCTTCTATTATTGACTCGTACGCATTTATATCCTGTACGTCTGTTATCCATGGATCATACACCAGGGCCTCCCTAATCGCCCTTTTTATCTCACTTATTCGGACGTCTTCGCTTACATTCTTCCGGGTCATAATTTCCGGTACGTCTGTGCCGTACTTGTGGTTCTTCTCCGGGTTTACAGGGTCTGCATATATCAGAAATATACCCCTGGGTGTGCTACTTGCTTTAATTACAACTTGCTCCAGTGCTTCCCCTCCGGTAGCTGTTAGTACGCGGCCCTGGCTGTCTGTTTTGAATTCGCCTGTTTCCCAGTCAAATATCGGTGTCTTTCTACTATCAACCATTACCCACTTACCCCCTTATTCGTAAACATGTATTACTGCGTATTTTATACTACCACTGTCGTAAATCGGGGCTACGCTTACCCTTTTCCCAGCTGTAAGGCCGGAAGATACTACCAGGTCGTCAGTGGTATAAGTCTTCGCTATGCCGTCTATAATAAGGCTTGTAGGTCCTTGCATGGTCGCCAGATTTACCGTACAGCCGTTTATTTTCTGTATCAGCGTCCAGCGGGAAGCTGCCCCATTGTTAATTATAGGATATGTAAGGAAACGGTCGTCTTTTTTTATCGGATACATGTTATAGGGTATCTCGAATATTTCTGAACCTAGAGCCAGCTTTGTACCTTCAAATATGAATGTAGCTGCATCTGGTTCAGCGGTTACAGCCCGTACTATTTTGATACCGTTAACCACCCCAGCCCCTTTTCCTTTCGGATTAAGAAGCTTATAAAGGTCTACGCTTTTGTCTGTTCCTGCCATGTTACCGCCCCCTATATTCCGTAGTCTGACATAACCTTTTTTAGTTCTGGGCTATAGTTTTGTTGGACACCTGTAGTACTCTCTTTTGTATTTGGCTTCTTTTCGGCGTCCGTAAATTGTATTTCTGGTACGTATGGGTCTACTTCAAGGTCTGCGCTTATACTGATAAGGTTGCTATTTTCAAAACTATGCGTAATATTTCGAACGTGATAGCCACCAATAATACGCGTATATTTTTCTTCGGCGTAGATATAGTCACCGCTATAAAGCTGAGGCATTATTCCGTCAGGGTTTATTCCTTCTATTTGCTGGGTTATGTTCAGCTTTGCCAGGTTCTTTAAAAGAGTCTGGGCTTTCGTTTCCATTGTGGTCGCTTCGTCCTTGTCCACTTCTTCAAAATGGACAGCTTTACCGTAGGCTTTAAGCTTTACGTCGTCAATTCTGGTTACTATCTTGCCCGTGTCCCTATTTACCAGCTTTACTACTGTTATTGTGTCTTCTATGCTTTCTTCGTAGCTTGCGCCTGTAAGGTTTACCCCGACCTGGAAAGCCCACAGCTTCGAAGGTATTACCCTTTCGAAAAGGTCCAAGCCTTCAGCTGTATGGTCTGGCTTGTAGTTAAACCAGAATTTTTTCTTATTCTTTTGGTAAGTTCTACTTAATTGGTCTATCGCTACTGCGTCCGCAGCTTTTCCCTGGTAGTATAACGGCGGTAATACCACCCCCGTATTTGCCAGATTCTTTATTCGTATCCCGGACTTTTCGGCCAGAGTCTTTATGCCCTGGGTCGCTGTTACTCCAGTAAAATACCAGTCGTCGATGTTCTTTACCAGGAATATTAAGGGGTCGTATACCAGGTATGTAATTACCCCATCGTGTTTTCGGCCGCGTTTTCGTAGGAAGCCCACAAACCAACGGCTACCGTTGTACCACAGTTCTACCTTTTGGCCAGGGTAGTTTTCCAGGCCTTCGGTGTCCCTTACGGAAAATTCCATGGTACGACAAACAGCTTCTAGCTGGTCGTTTATCTTCGGCGGTCCTACTAGTATCGGCTGTAAGTCCCGGCTGTTTAATGTGACTTGTATCATACAGTCAGTACCTGGCCTACTTTTATTAAACTGGGATTCGTTCCTATTACCGCTTTATTTTTTTCGTATAGCGTTTTCCAACCTGTGGTTACTGGTATTTTTTTCGCTATAAACGTGAGCGTATCCCCAGCGTTTACTGTGTACGTTGCTGGTTTTGCTTTCTGCGGTATAGGTTCCCTGTTCTGCGGTCCTGGCTTCGCTTGCTGCGGTATTGCAGCTGCTAAAGCTACCTGTACAGGGCGCAGTACCTTTTTTTCTTTGAATTGGACCGTATAGTATATGTCGCCTTCGAAGCCTTGCAGCTGCCATTTAAAGCTGTTTAAGGTCATGTTCTTATTTATGCCAGCAGCTGGACAAATAAGCTGTAAGCTGGTCGCCTGGTCCTTCCAGGTGCTGAATAGGTCCCGGTATTCTATTGGCGTCAGTAAGTCCGACGTCGTACAGTAGCCGGGGTCATATCTGACAGGAAAGAAGCTGGACCATTCCATACTATCCAGTTCCACACCACTATGGAAGTCAACGCTACCCAGGTCTATTATCTTTATCGTGTCCTTAATAGCGTCGCCGTCGCTGTAGGGGATTTCTTCCGGTAGCACGGGGACACGGTAATACTGTCCGGTATCATTGTTAAGTATTGTTATGTCTACGTTTATACCACTAACCATTTACCAGCGCCCCCATTTCGTCGTTATTAGCTATTTCTGCCGCATTACTTAGTTTTTCGAAAAGTATATTTATTACCCGCTGCGCGAAGCTTTCGCTATCTTCGCCAGGCTGTTGGTGAATTTCCAGCTTTCCTATAAGGTTCTGTATGTTTACCCCGCCTTTGCCTTCCAGGATCTTGTCGGTCTTGTCTGAGGGTATCACCTGACTGCCACCTGGTAGTATAGCAAGTTCGCCGCCGCGTTCGTTCATGTATGCTGGACCACCTTGCCAGTTCTTTGTACCTTTCGCCAGGTACGGAATTTCTTTTATGTTGAAAGTGAACTGTTTACCACCTATAAGGGGTACCCATTTCGGTATCTTTATGTCCATACCGTTAAGGCCTTCTATTAGTGTGTTAACAGCTTTTATTAAGAAGTTTACAGGGGCTTTTATGATTGATACCAGGCCCTTAAAAACAGCTGCTATACCCAGCCCTACTCCTTTAAAAGCGTCTTTAATCCATACAACGGCAGTACTTAACAACGCCTTTACTTTGTCCCAGTTTTTATATATAACATAGGCTACCATACCAAAAGGCCCAGATATTACAGCCAGTGCAAGCAGGCCCCATTTTTTTATAAAGCCTAATAGACTATTAAAGACGTTTATAGCGGTGGTTTTTATTCCGGTCCACAAATTTACAAAAAAGGTACCTACTACTTGGGCGCCACTCTTAAACACAGCTACTACAGTGTCCCAGTTCTTTACCAGCAGTATTATTAAGCCTATCAGTAAACCTACCCCTGTAATAATAAGTCCTACAGGGTTCATATTCATTATGACATTAAGTGCCGCCTGTGCCATTGCCCAGCCTTTCGTAGCCAGCGTTACAGCTTTCGTATACAGTAGCGCGGTCGCCCCTATACCCAGATACACGCCCCAGGCTGCCGCTATGCCCAGTATTAAAGGACCTATCCAGCCCGAGTTTTCAGTAAACCAGCCAGATATTTTTAGTACCCAGTCAGCGACCAGGGAAAGTCCACTTATTAACAGTGGGATACCTGTACCTGTAAGCCAGTTAAATACTGGCGGTATGCTTGTCTTAAGCCACGTTACAGCCGCAAAGAATGCCCCTACCAGCTTGTCTATAAATGGCTTGTTACTTGTGTATACCTGGCTGAATTTCTGCCGTATAAGTGATACCAGGCCTGTTATATATGTACGGACCTTATTAAACGCAGCCCCGGCCATTGACACAGCCTTTACTGCTTCCTTCCCCCACTTTCCCAGGGTTCCGTTATCGTTCAACTTTTGCGTGAAGTCCATTACCTTCTGTAGTTGGCCTTTAAGCGCTTCAAATACTGGCGCGCCCAGTGTCCGGCCCATGCTGCCCATGAAGTCCTTAAGATTCGATAGCATACCTTTCCAGGTCTTAGCCTGCATTGCCATACCGCCCTTGAAACGCTTTTCCATAAGCGTAAACAGTACAGCGTTAAAGGCCTTCTGGTCTGTTATCTGGCCCTTATTATTTGTTACTGTTACCTTCATGACTTTGGCCTGGTCTTCTATCATTTTCTTAGTTATACCGAATTCCTTAAGCCGTTCCAGTTCTCCGGTCTGGGCGTCCGCGACGGCTTCTACAGCCTGCATTAAGTCCTTTCTCATTACCGCCGCCATATCCCCGACTATGCCCATGGTCTTCTGTGCGTTGATACCGTAGGCAGACATTCGGGTAGTCGCTTCTACTATCTGAGGTATTTCAAAAGGTGTCTGCGCTGCAAATTTTGTAGCCCATGCCAGCATTTCTACTGCCTTTTTTTCATTTTTTAAGACGACGGTAAGCGTGTTTTTATAGGTTTCCATGTCCGCGTTAGAATCTATCAGCCAGTTTTTAGCCTTATATAGCCCGAAGGCCGCGGCTGCTGCTTGTATGCCCCTGGTTACTAAACTAAATGAAGTAGTCAGTTTGCCATTTGCGTTTATCCAAGTTCTAGTCATTGCTGAAGCTTTATTGCCGGACGCCACATACCGGCCTTGAGCGTCACGAAGTCGGCCCATACTGTCTGTATATGTTTTTACGCTGCGGTTAGTACTGTCTACATTCTTCTTAAAATCACGGGTGCTATTTATTATTTTGCTAATGGTACCTTTAAACTGGTCTTTAAGAGTCATTCTAGCCCCCATTTGAAAGGTACGTGCCATGTTTATCTTTTACCCCCTTTCGTTGCTGGTTTTTTCGCCAGCTTCTTATTTTCCTTTTCCCTTTGTTTTATTGCTTTGTCAGTAGCTGCATATATGAAAAGCTTTTCACGGTGTGATCTATTGTACACGTCCCCAGGGAATACATGATATTCATTCCAGATATACGTTAGTATTGAAGCTTCCGGGTCCGTGTCTATTAGTTTTTTATGTTTTCTGCTTCTTCTTCCGCTGATTTGTCAGTAAAGCCGCAAACTTCCTGTATGTCCATGGCTGCGTTGTATATCTCACCGATACTCATAAGCTTTGTTACTGCCTGATCCGCTGTGACTACTCCCAGCTTTTCCAGCAGCGCCTTGTTCGCAAAAGTAAAGTTACTTCTAGCGTCGGCCTGCTTGCTTTCCTTGTCTACAGCGGCGACTACCAGTTGTACCATAAGCTTATCGTCGTCCAGTTCTGATACCTGGGCGCCCCTGGTTCCCTTCGGGTCCGGTACCATACGCATACAGTCGTGTTTTATGGTCTTGTATTCCTTCGCGTCGATTTCACAAAAGGGTACGTTCCCCAGCTTTTCAGCTGTAAATTCACCTCTGCCCAGCGCTGTAAGTTCTTCTTGGTCCTTGCCCAATATGGCTTCCAATGTTAAAAATGTCTTCATAAAAAATTTACCCCCAATAGTGTTATTTTCTGATAGAGGAAAAAAGGGCAGGCCCGAAAGCCTACCCTTATATACCTTTAGTCGATATAATCCGTATAACGGAAGTCGTCAGCAGTAAAGTCCAGTTCTACTTCTGCGGTTTCTCCTAGCGCCCATTTTATTATGTCGTTGCCATCGAAGCTTAAGCCCAGGATAAGTACAGCTTCATTTCCCTTTGCGTCAGGGTCCGCAAGTTTACCCATATAATTAAATTTAGCCGTAGGATTTTCGCCTATTTTCTTCTGCAAGCGACTGTCTTTCTTATTCAATCTCATGCTACCCGAAAGACTGCCACCAATTACCTTATGAACATTGTAAAATTTCCCAGGCACTTTTATTTCTGCTTTTTCGAATTCTGCAGAAAATTCAAATTCCTGGGTTTCCTGCATATGCTGACCGTTTTCATCATACAGATACCCGTACAGCCCGTTTATGACTTCGTTTGCGTTGTATGTTACGTTATCCACTTGTTAAGCCCCCTTCCCTAAAAGTTTACGCCGATTTTCTGGTAGATACGTTCCATACTGTCCACGGGTGTAATATCCGCGAAGAAGTAGGCTTCGTCTATCTTCGGCGTAAAAATAGCGTCCTTACCATGCCAGTCCGGATCCGGTCTATAGAAAAAGCCCAGCTTTATGATTTCCAGGGCTGCCAATGGCCCCAGGTATTCCTTTTCCACTATGGACGCGTATATTTCGCGGGCTTCTTGGGTATTACTCTTGTCCCTCTTGTACGCGTCGCCGAAAGCTTCCAGGTCCTTACTGGTATAGTCCAAGGCGTTACTTATTCTTATCTTCCCGAATTCGGCCGTTTCGCCTTCTAATACAGGGGTAGTCAATGTATTTACACCTTCGTCGATAAGGATATTATCGCCGACCTGGACGAATACCAAGGTACCCGCTTCTTTGCAGGCGATACGCTGGGACGGTTTCAGTTTCTTGTTTATAGCCGTATACGGTACAGGTTCGTCCGTAAGGGTCCTGTTTAAGCCGACAGCTGCTACCCTGGCCGCTATGAAAAGGGCCATTTCCGCAGCTGTGTATCCGTCGCAGCCGTTCCCGACATTGACTACGCCGCGATAGTTGACCGCCTTACTTTTCGTATTGGCAGCAGTACCGCCGTCGTTATCCCAAGCGCCGCCCCCGCCACGTACGAAGGTTACGTAGAAGCCTTCGCCCCTTACCCTTTTTACAAAGGTTTCAGCCGTCGTAAGTATGGTTTCGTCGGTTACAGCGTCCAGCGTAAAGCTGTTCGCGGTTCCATCCGCTTCCAGGGAGTCCAGGAAGGCCGCGTATTCTGTAGCAGTCGATACGTCGCCGTTATTGCCGCCCGCGAAGTCTGTCCCTGCCGTTACAGCTGGAAGGTTTGCGCCCTTCGCCGATACTCTTACGTAGTCGGAAGCGTTAAGCTTTGCTTCCAGGCCTGACAGAGTAGTATCTTCGACTTCGACCAGGATTACCCCGGCTTCTATGATCTGGACTATAGTACCTACGGTTCCAGCCTTTACTACTGCCTTGAAAGCCCTTGCCGACTTATACAGCGTTTGTAATGTCAGTGACATAGCAGCGCCCGCGTCGTTAAGTATGCAGCTGCCTTTCGCGCCTGCTGCTGTTACCATACGATAGCCCAAAACCTTGTACGGGTTCCCTTTGTATGCATGTTTATAGACTTTCCCGGCGGTAAGTGCGGTTTTATCCGCATTATAAAGGGCCTTGAATTCGTTAGACTGTACACTTACAGTCAGTTCGTTTTCCGGCCCCCAGTCGCTTGTAAAGCTGTAAGCAGCTATACCCCTTTCGCCCCTGGTAATAGTACTTATTACCGACTTAATAAGGGTATAGACGCCGCTTAATACCTTGCTTATACCTTCAATGTATGTTCCGGCCATGGTTTACTTACCCCCTTCTTTCTGTATTGGCCTGGTTAAGAAGTCTTCGACCTTTTCCCTGGCCTGATCTATTGTTATAGGTTCTTCGACTGCATACAGCGCGCCCGCTATAACTTCGGGCGGCTGGTTGAAAAGCTTCTGCGCCTGGGCTATAAGTGTATCCTTCGGAAAGGTCGGCTTTTCGCCTGCGCCAGCTTGCTTTTTATTGATCATAGACTTATACCCCCTGTTCGTAGTCCGTTCTTACTGTGTTGATTATCTTTGTAGCATGTGGTACCGGGTCTGGCTGCTGCCTGTAATATGTTACTTCATACGACAGGGTAAAGCCGCCTTCTAGGTCCTGCCCCATAAATTCCAGCTGTACATTACGAAGCTTACGTATAATGTCGCTGCCTTCCATTACGGGTATTACGCCGCAGCGTTCTTCCAGGTCAGTAAGCAGCTGATCCTGGTACGTAAGGGCATCTTCGACGCTGCTTACGCATAGGCGCCCGTACTGCTGTACAGCCGTTACATATTCGTAGCGGCTTACATTTCTGGTCCTGGTCCGGCTGGGCGTTTCCCATATGATAACAGGCCGGGGTAATTTCGTCGGCGCTTCTTTAAGCTTCCAGGACGGTAGCCCAGCGACCGACTTTACCCAGGTCTGTATTGCGGTAAGTTCTTTGCCGTATGTCATTGTCGCCATATCTCTACCCCCTAAATAGTTCCGCGTAAAGACGCCGGAATTCGAATTCTACAATTCTGTCAACGTCGCCAGCTTCCAGAGCTTGTATACCCTTTTCAAACATGTGCGCCCCTTCTATGATTTTACCTGTAAGGATCATTCCTTTATCGTACCCAGGCTGGTAGTGGAAGGTATCCCCCTGCCAGAAGCCAGGTACGAAGCGACCCCGTTCCTGCTGGTGTCCATCGTTTACGGCAGCTGCATAACTTACGGCGGTGCCATAAAATACGTAGCTTGTCTTCCCTACGGATACCTTAAAAAGATTGTCTTTGTCGCCCATAGACATACTTCCTGCCAGGCGTGAAGTCTTCCTGGGCGTGTTGTCCTGGGTTACTTCCAGGCCCCGAAGGCCTATACTGCGAAGTACGCGACCCTTCATTCTGTCGACGTCTTTAGCTTCCAGCTTTTCCAGCCATTTAAGCCACTGGTTCAGTTCCGGTATCTGTAGTCCGTCTTTGCTACTCATAGGAATTTTACGCCCCGGTCGGACTTCGTCACATTCGCCGCCTTGTATGCGTCCGCGTAAGGCTTAAGCATACCGTCGACTATCGCCCAGGGGTCCCGTGCTTTGTCCCTGACGAAAGCGCCTGCCGGGGCTGCTTCTGTGATATCCCCAGTGGTAGTGTTTACCTGGGCTGTGTCTGCTTTTGCGAATAGCTGAAAGGCTAGTGATACAGCAGACTTAAGGCTTTTTCCGTCGTCCTTTGGTATAGCTGGAGGTATCCCGCCTATTTGCCCGAAGGCGTGGGCGTTTGCCTGTGCTAAAAACTGGGTAACGTCGTCCGCGTCCATATCTACGGCTTTCTTGTAGTACGTGGTCTTAAGTTCGTCTTCCGTTAAAAACATGACGTAATCCCCCTTTACTTAAGTAATGACGCAGCCTTACCCTGTGCTATGACAGCTTCCACTATATCGGCCTTCTTAGCGTCGTACGCTATTTCTACGCCTACCTTTATGGCGGCATCGTAAAGTTCGTCCCTTTTGTACTGACCGTTAAGTGTTTTCCTGATTTTCGTCAGTTCTTCTTCGACCTGCTTTGCTGCTGCGTTCGGGTCCTGGTTTCCAGTGTTGTTACTTCCGTCGGTATTTTTTCCATCTTCCGTACCTGTCCCTGTACCCTCATTTGTACCCGTATCGTTCGCGTCATTGGCATCTGTCTGCCTGCTGCCCTCTTCCGCGGGTAACTTATCCCCTGACGGGTTTGAATTGATTGTGGGCGATTTAAACGCATTTTCGGCGACGGTTTTTACTATTTCCCGGGCGTAGCCGTCCGCAATAAGACTTTTTCCGCTGACTGCGTCGGTTTCTCTCTGTTCACCTACAGGGACGTCCTTACCGTTGTGAGTTACCCCTGTTTTGATTATTTCTAATAACATACATTTACCCCCAATTCGTTCTTATTGGAAATAGGAATAAAAAGGGACGCCTACTGCACCCCGTTATCCTATATAAGCCGCCCGACTGTACTAGCTTAGTACAGTCGCTATTTTGATAAGGTCCGGTTCCATAACCTTCGGGAAGGAAGCCGCTACGACTTCTATTACCTGTCTGTATGGTCTTTCCATTTGGAAAGTCCTGCCGAATATACCAGGTTCCATGTTGTTTTCAACGGTAGGACCGAGAAGCTGGCTGCCGATTGCGCCGCCTTCTTTGAGGAAGACACCGACCTTTTCGGAAAGCAGTCGCTGGGATACCCTAACGCCGCCATTGTCTACGTCCCTGTATGTTACCTGGGCGTCGAAGGCTTCCATAGGCGGCAGTTTTCTACCCCTTAAGAAGGTGTTAAGTTCGTCTATGGTTATAAGCGCCTTCGTAGCATTGTCGCCCTTTATAGCGGCAATTACGCCTGGGTCGGAAAGTACTTCGTAGATTACAGTAAGGGACGTTACGAATACTTCCGGCATTTCCCCATTAAGAGCTACATAGGCCTGTACCCAGCCCTGGTAGTCTGACAGTATAGTAGCGTTGTTCTGGTCCCATTTAACCAGCGGTGCTACCTTATTGCCTGCGGGTATCCCGAAGTCTACGCCCAGTATGATACCGCCTTTATTGTAAACCAGTTGTCCGGTACCCAGTGCCTGCCAACGAAGCCACTCCATCCTGGCGTCGACATTCTGTTTTATCCTTGCGGACTTGTTCAACAGCTGCTTTTCAGCTATCTTCCTCTTACCGTCGTTTCCTTTGTCAGACAATGCCGCCAGTTCCTTCTTTGTAACGATGTGGGACTGACCTATGTCTGTGATTTCCCCGGATACCCTTCTCATTGGGTCCCCGTCAGTAAGTGGAAGTTCTGCGCCCCTGTCCACTATGTCGGCCATATCTGCCTGCCTGGACAGTACAGTTTCATGGAAGTCTATATCGTAGGTCGTGTCTATAGGCAGAAAGCGCTGTCCTATATACTTCGTGTCTACTGGTACTTCATTGATAATTTCTGTAAACAACGGATTCGCGAATAATTCGCTAAACTGATCTAATCCTGCCATGTTGTTTATACCCCCTTATTATTTTTGTGCATAAAAATGACGCTTAGAAAGCGTCTTTAGATAATTTGCAGCGCGAATCTAGCTTCTGAAAAGGATTGCACCTGCCAGTTTTGCCTTAAAGGCTTCTGTACAGCCGATAAGCATACCCGTAAGTACGCTTCCCCTTATTAATACCTGGCCTGCTGTTACGTCAACATTTGCACCCAGTTCGTCTACGGGTATCTTTATGCTTTCGTCCAGTATCACCGGGTCAGACTTCCCTGCCGGGAAATACGTTGCAGTTTGTCCTGCTACCGCTGCCGGAATAGCTACGCCCAGAATACCTTCTACTGTAGCTTCGTCCCCGGCTGCACCCCATGTTCCGCTAATATTGACGGAGGTACCCGCCCCACTGTCTTTTGTAACTATGCGAAGTTTGCCGCCTACTACGTCTACGTTTGCCAGGTCAGTTACTTTCAGCCCGCTTGCTATTGACAAGGCGCCTATAGCTGCGGCCATTTGTTCGGCTGCGGAAGCTGCGCCCACGACAGTTTCTACAGGGAATGAAATACCAAAAATGCCCTCAAAAAGTACTTCGTCCCCTGCTGCACCCCAAGTTCCGGCTAGGGCTACTGACTGACTAGCGCCTACGTCCTTCGTGGCTATGTGTATTACGCTACCCACCAGAAAGAGGTCTGCCACTGCTTGAACACTTGCGCCGTCAGCTGCGGCGGCCGCTGCTAAAGCTGCAAGTATTACTGCGTCAGTACTATCCGCAGCCAAGGCTGCTAAATTAGCGTTAGGTACTATATAATCCTTGCCGTTTACAGTGATTTTAATTACTGTAGCAGCGTTCGCGCCAGAGGCATCTGCATTATTTATGGCTGCGCCCCCTGCTACTTCCGCGGGTTTTGCGACTGCTGCGGCTATTGGTAAAGCTTTCAGTCCTGCGTTACTCATTTCAAAAGTATTCCCGTTAACTTTTACCGTTAATCTTGTACCAGCGTTTAAACCAGCTACAGCCACAGGTGTTATTGCGTTCGCCCCTAATAAAATAGCGGGCGCAGCCTGTACTGCGCTGTCTGCGTATTTTTCATATTTCCCTGTTACATCGTCTTTCATAAGACACTGACCTTCTAACAGGAGTTCGCCCGTAGCAAATTTACTGCCGTCCAGGGTTATACCACGGTTAACATAGTCAAAGTTTGCGCTGGCTTTAATTTCCCTGGGCGCTGTGTAGCTGGTCTTTCTAATCGTTATATCGTTGTTATACATGGATTCTTATACCCCCTTGTTATTTTTTGGTTTCGTCTTTCTTGATATTGAGTAATTCCCTGGCGCGGCTTAAGTTCGCGTCATGACCTTTATCTTCTGCGCCAGCTGCGCCAACGCCACCCGGACCTTTGCCGCGAAAGTCGTTACCCTTGTTTTTGTCATCCCCCTTGCCGTCGTCGGTTTTGAACAGTGTAGGTTCGTCCAGTTGTAGCTTTTTTACGGCCCTGTCCACGCTCTTAAGGTCGACTTCTCCGGTCGTTTCGTCCACAAAGTCGATAAGGTACGCATAGTCAGATCTCATAAGCGCTATTACTGGCCCCTTGCTTACAGGGTTGTACTTGCCTACTGTCTTAAGTAGTGCATTTTCCAGCCTTAAGGTCTTCATTTCCGCGGTCAATGTATCGACCTTTCCAGCCTTTACTTTCAGCGCTTCTACTTCCTGGCCTTCGGGTACTTTCATTTTTCCAGTTCCAACTTTAACAAATTCTACCACCTTGCCGGGTAGGTCCTTGTTAGACGCGTCGACTTCTACGCCTGCGTCCTTAAGAATTTTACGCAGCTGCTGGGTAGTTTTCCTGGCTATCATACCATCTACGTCGGCCTGGGTGTATATTGGCTTATCGGCTTCCGGGTTATAGTCGGCCGCGTCGTCTGCTTCTTCCTGGGTTATGTCTTTGCTTTCTACAAGCTTCGTCAGTTCTGCCAGGTATGCGCCCTTCTTGATTTCCCCCTTTTTGTACTTTTCCTGTAATTCCTTTAACTTGTTCATTTCTCTCCTTTCAGTTTCAGCCCTGCGGCTTCTCCGGTTTGTACGATACCGTTAAACGCATTTTGTCAGCGGCCAGTATTATAGGCCCTGGCTACTGTACGGCACGAAAAAAGGACGCCCGTAAGCGTCCTATAATCACTTTATAAAGCTTTTATCCTATCTGTCTTAGTATTTCCGCGTGTACCCTGTCTTCCCCCAGGTCCAGTATCTGCTGTAAGACGACAATCTTCTGCTGCTGTATGTCTTCTCCTACGTCTACTTCGAAGTCCGTAAGCAGCTGCGATACCTTCGCTTCGTTATTCGGGTTCCTGTATAAGGTCTTAGGAATAAAAAACATTGTTACAATACCCCCACTTCCCGCATGGCCGCAGCCAACACGTTATTAAATACCCAAGCTTCGTTACCCATAGTCGGAGCTGGGCCGCCGTTCTTTATGACGTCCCATACTGTCCTGGCGTCGTTAAGTATAAAGCTTCTAGCGCTTCTGCTTTCCGGCGAATTTTCCAGTACCTTGTCTACCAGGTCTTCCAGGTTGTTCTGTATATAGTCTACGTAATTCTTTCTAGCGTAGTCTTCTATATCCCAGAACTTATTCGCGCTATCCATGTCTATCTTGATGTTGTGCCATAAACTAGTCTTCCGGTCTATCATTCTATATTTTACCATAACTTCCCCGAAGTCTTCTATAGTCTGGCAATCTTTGAACATATCCAATTTTTTGAGTCGTGGAAGGTTACGCACTAGTTTATCAGGATAAGCAGGCTGTAGTTTTTTCATTATGCCTGCTTCACGTGTCAGGTAATGGGAAGCGCTTTCTGCGTAAGTTTCTTCTATGTCTACCCAAGCGTCAAAGTCCCAGCCATGTACGCCTGTCATGTAATCATGTTCCAGGCCGTCAGCTGTTGCGTGGAACAGTTCATGGAAAGTCGTTTTAACTTTGTATAAATCGTCGCGCGTATCCGTAGACTGTAGCGAATACTTCGCTATTCCAATCTTTCCGCTTGCCCTAGTAGTGCTGGTATATGCACAGTAGCCGCGGCTACTCTGCTTTTCTATATATTCTGGTACACGCTTAAGGTCCACATTATCCAACAAATCGCGGGCCATTTTCCGACGGTCTGTTATAGCGCCTTTGTCCATGTGCTTATTTACCACATCAACTAGTTTCTGTACCAGCATAGGCCGTTGCGGCGTCGGTGCTGGTGCCGGGGTCTTCGGTTTACGCTGCGCCCTGGGCTTCTTTACTGCCGTGGCTATCGGCGGTATGACTTCCGGCGGCTTTACCCAATCTGGGGTCGGTACTTGTATCGTCTTACCCCGGTACGTCCAGCGTCGTACTTCTTTATTTAAGTCTACTACGCTTTCCCCAGGACGTAGATAGCTTTTCAGATAGTCGTTACTTAAGCGATCATCCAAGTTTGGCAGCCCGTATTCTTTCGCATACTCCCGGTAGCTGCCTGCCTTCGTGTAGGTCCTGCTGTTTCCGTCCCTGGCTATGCGATCCTTGTCGTTTATGCCCAGGGCTGAAAGTATCGGGGACCAGATACAACGACAGTTCGGGTGGTTCGGTATCCTCTTACCAGGTACGCCGGGGTTCTCCGGGGTATCGTAGTCCAGGTCAAATACCTTTGTATCGTTAGCAGCGTCCTTCGCGGCCGTATAGTTATCTAAGGTCGCGTTCCAGCGCTTACCGTCCAGTACGTCCTGGTTCTGTAAGTAGCTGTAGGAAGCGCCCAGGGCAGCCGCCCGGTTCAATTCGGTACGGGCCAGCCTTACAGCCCTAAAATAACCTTCCCCGGTACGCGTCTGTATGTTTCGGGCTACTGTGTTCCAGTCCAGGCCTTCTTCGACGGCCTGCTGTATGGTTTCTTTCATTTCCTGGGCTAGTAAGGCTGTATTCGCCCTTATTCGGTCGCTGTAGTTCGCCTTATCCGGTAGCCAGGGATTCGCCAGTACCCCCAGAACTTGCGCCGGGGTCAGTACTGGGACCGTCGCCGTTACCTTCGCCGCCTGTTCAAGCCCCCAGGCGTTCATGTAGTAGGCCTTTTCGAATTGATGCTTAAGTATCCCCGTGTAGTACGGCTGTTGCTGTGCGCCTGTACTTATTATGTCCCTTTGTATCTGTGCTATGAAAGCTTCCAGGCGGTCAGCCTTGCCTTTAAGGGCTTTTATCTTATTCGGGTCCTGCAAGGCGCCCATTTCCTTGTATAGCGCCTTTAATTGTGCCTGTAATCGACGATCCAGCTGGCGCCATATGTCACCCATGGTCGCCATTTTCTGGCCTGCCAGACGTTCGAAGTATTTCTGTAGGTCTGCGGTACGCTTATCCAGGTCCAGCTGGCGCCGTCTTAGTACCGCGTCATCTATTCCTGCCATAAAGTACCGCCCCCTTTCGTTATTCGTCGCCTGTGTCGCCGCCTTCGCCGCCTTCGCCTCCGGTACTATTAAATTCACCGTTAGCAGAAGAATTGTATAACGTGTCCATGGTCGCCTTTTGTTGTGCGTCGCGCTGTGCTTTCATTTCTTTCTGAGCTTGTTTCGGGTTCTCAATAAACCACAGCAATTCATACAGATAGCTTTCCGGTACAATGTCCTTAAGAATTCTGACAATATCCGCAATTTCCTTATAATTTTGCGGAAGGTTACGGGTTAAAGTCGTCGCCAGCCAGTCAGCCTGATACAGTTCTACCGGGCTGTCTGCATTGCCCGCCAGAATGTCGTAAACGTCTTCCCTGGCTATCCTGGATTCTATAAGGCGCTTCGCATTAAGTAAATCTGTAAGCACCTGGATAAATTGCTTTATAGCGCCCATAAAGTAGATTTCCTTCTTACCTACCTTTATGTCAAGGTTCGCGTACTTCATTTTTACTTCTGTCGCTGTCGCTCCAGCAAGGTCCTTAAGCTTCGGCGTAAATGTCTGGTCGTATGCCAGATTTTCCAGCCGATCCAGGTAATGTTCTATTGCGTCGTCTTCCTGGTCCTGGGCTATAAATGACGCGTCGCTGTTTTCGCCTTTAAGTGCCAAGGCACGGGCCTTCCTCATTTTCAGTACTTCGTCTTCGTCTACATCGACGCCCTTAAGCAATAGGTACTGATCCTGTAAGTATTCGGCCAGGTTTGCCTTGTCGCTTACGCCATGCGCCAGGGCTTCCAGCAGGCTTAAGACGCCGTTACCCAGATCGGACGTTCCGGCCCTTTTAATGCGTTTTTTATAGCTTGCGGCCTGCCCGTTCACGAATAAGCTTACCGGAATACGCCCCGCCAGGTGCGGTACCGGGTTCCCATCATAGACATACAGCCCTTTTTCTTCGTCAGACGCTACCAGGTTTTCCTGATCCATTTCTCGATCGTCAAGTTCGAAGCCGTCGCCTGTTTCATTAGCCAAGTAGTAGGTTATATACTTGTCATCGTATACCTCTACCCTGATTTTTGTGGTTACGGTTACGCCATCAGCAGCTAGTACTTCGTCCTGGTAGTACCGTATAAGCATAATAAAACGGCCCCTGGTATCCATTACCGCGATACATTCATTTACCGGGAATTCTTCATAGTCGATATTTCCCTTTTCGTCTACCCAGAATATTACGACACTATAACCCGCTATACCGCCCTGGCGCAGTTGTTCAGCAAGGACACGCTGAGCGTCTTCCGTCGTAAGCAGTTTTACTATTTCCTTCCGGTACTCTACAACTATGTCCCTTTCGCTTATTTCTCCGGTTTTAGGGTCTGTTACTGCTTCCGGATCTTCGACAGTCCAGACAGGCGGCTTACCTAGCATATAGTCTACGGGTGTATCTATAATCACCTGGGCCAGATTTACCTGTAATTTGTGTTCGGTTCCGTCGCCCCTGGCCTTTTTCCGTTCTATTATGGTCGGCAGTTCGCCATCATAGGCAGCCTGAAAGACTTCTACCTGGGATTCCTTTAGGTCTGCCTTATGCTTTTCAATAATACGCTTTAACCAGGCGCCGTTATCCTTCGCCCAGTTCGGCGCTGCCAGTATTCCCAGCTGCGATATTGTGCTGGGCGTTTTGCTTACTACGGCCATTATCAATACCCCCTTTCTGTATAGCTGTTTCTGCCACGTCCAGGGTTATGCCCGCAGCTGCTACCATGCTATCATCGTCTATGATAGCTAAAAAATTTCCCTCTTTGTCTAGGACACGTATCTGATATATTTCCTTATCGGCTATAACCACAGTTGCACCCCCTTCCTATACGCCCGTCTTACCGCGATCTAGTGCCGAAGCCTGCCGCTTGTTCGGGTCTGTTATATATTGGGCTGCTCTAAGCAATAAAAAAACGACCGTCGCCAGGTCGTCGTGGGGTATGTGCCCAGGCTTACGCGGTTCCGCATTGCTGGGTACATACCAGTTTATTTGCTGCTGCTTTTTCGCTACCCTTATCAGCTGTTCAAGCTGCCATTTTACCTCCCGCCACAATTCCAACTGCTGCGGGTCCTGCGGCGGCCTTGCTGATATCTTTAACAGGTCGCCCATGCAGTAAGTATAAGCCAGGTACCCCAGCTTACTTTTGTTTTCGTCCCCGGTCGCCTTGAATTTATAGGCTTCAATCTCCATCTTGCCCCTAAAGTATTCGACCAGGTAATATGCCAATGGTTCACCGATACCTGTAGCATCACATACACCGCCAACGGTTCCCCAGTGCTTTAATATTTTCGGTATCACTTCACGGGCTTTTGTGTGTGCCAGTCCTACCCATTCGTAAAAGCATACGGGTATTACCGTTCCGTCCCGTTCAAGCTCTGCAATGCCCAGCGCCAAGCTGTCACGCTTATTCGTACCTATTTTGGCTGTGTTGCCGTTATTGTCCTCCGCGTTTTCTTCTTGCCCGGCTACGTCTGTACTGAAAATATACACTTTTCCAGGTTCAGGACCTACGCGCATACTGAAAGTATTGGCATATATCCGCGCCAGCTGTTCACTGCCGAAGAAACGCCCGATACTGTCAATAAAATTAAGCTTGTACTGGGTCTGTATTGCTATATGATCTTCGCCCAGTCTTGCTACCTGATTCCTATACGCCTTTTCATAGTTCTTATTACCGGATCGTATTACAGCTTCGGCGTCGACCCTAAATACCAGCTTCGGACGGTACCCCATTTCGTCTTCCACGCGGGCTTCCATTTCGTAAGCCTGATTCATTGCCTGGAATATGTGGCTTTCCTTTGTCCATGCGACGCCCCAGAATACCGTCGTTGCATTGTTGTAAGTTCCCATAGGCTGCGCGTCACGTTCCCATTTATTTGTATCAATGTCCTGGGCTTCGTCACCTTCCAGCAGGGTAAAAGCTGTCTGGCTGGCGACGTTAGCCGAAGGGTTAATAGACAAGAAGACGTACTGGTTCGACTGCCTGGGCTTCCCTATGTGGTACTTATAACCGTCCGACTTTTTCCATATCTTCCGGGTTACTACGCTGCCAGCCAGACCGCCGCTGTCGTCAGCTTCTGCGCCTTCAAGCCTGTCCATGCTGGCCTGTAACTGTGGCTTATGTACCGGTGCGAATTTTACGCCGGATACCCGCTTCCCGAAATACCAGCCATACAGTAGAATATACTGCTGGATAAATGCGCTTATTTCGTTCTTTCCAGCTTGCCTGCTTATCATTACCACGAAAAGCCAGCCCAGACCTTGAATTGCGCTGTATAGTATCGCGTCGGCTATTTCTATCTGATAGTCGTACGGATCATTCCTACGGAAAACGCGCCAGGCTTCCCGTAGGTTTTCCCGCTTGAATAGGTTGCCAAAGTCACTTATAACCGTGTATGGTACGCCTTCCCTTGCTGCCCTGGCTGTTTTCGGTACTGCGGTTATTACAGGCGCCCCGCTTACGTCGTCTATTCCTTCCAGGTAATCGAATTCCGTTAGTTTGTACGCGCTGGTCCCGTCGGTTATCATAGCCGCAAGCCTCCCAGCTGGTCTTTATCTTCCTGGGGTTGGGACTTGTCGCAGTTCGAAAGGCAAATACTGCCGCAAGTACTACAGCGATTACAACCGCTGTACACATTACCCTGCTTTTCTGATAGTTTGCACGTACTACATATGCAGCCTTTACATCTGTCTTTCTCCTTTTCCAAGTCGTTACCCCCTTTCACGTAAAAAACCGGAAGCCTTACTTTTTAAGGCCTGCCAGCTTAATTATCTGGTCATACGTCATATGCTTGTAGTCTATCGGTTTAAGCCCCCTAGCCGCCAGTATTTCCTTTGCCTGCTGTAGAAGACTTATAGGCTGTTCCATTTTTTCGCCTCCTGTAAATTTGTTGCCAGTTTGTAGAATTGAAGTTTTAAGCCCTGGTATTTTTTGGCAATGTGTCAGGGCCACGTTTTCGGTTTTTCGTGAAAGGCCCCCACTTGGACAGCGGCCGCCCCCCCATTTCCGGGGGTGGGGGGTGCCCTGGTCGTGTCTTCCAGGCATAAAACAAGCTGTAAAAATACGACCGCTTAATAGGTAATCAAGACTCTGTATTAAATAATGTATATGCCGAAAGCTTGCAATATAAGGCTTCCATAATTATAAAGTACTTCGATTTTTAGCCTTTACTGCAACGATTTACTGCAATTACCCTTTATTTTCTTCCCTGGTCTGTGGTTTACCGCCCCAGGAAATACTTACTTGTCCAAAAGAAGCGCCCCTTAATTCACTGTTTATCTGTTCCAGGATATTATCGGCGTCAGAATTATCCAAGCCTTTAAGTTTCGCATGTTTATCAATAAGGCGGCTTAAAGTTTCCATCGCTCTTACCAGCGGCTTATCCTCTATAGTACCAGCATGATAGTAGTGCGTTTTCCTGCTTACAGATTCGCCGTCGTCTTCTTCACTTACGACGCTGTAGAATACCCTGGTTTCCTTATCCGCAGCTTCCGCGGCCTTTATATCGCCCAGGGCTTGCTTTTGTTCATATACCCGCTGCCACTTGTCTCTATTCTTGTTAAGATAACTTACTATTTTGGACTTCCATAAGTTTATTTCGAATTCCAGGCCTACGTCCTGTTTTGCGAAGTTATCGAATATTTCCTGTTCGTACGGAAACAGCGCAGCGCGATACAGACCATGTATAACATTATTACCGCCGCTTCGTTCCTTCCCTTCTTTGGTTTTAGGTCCTGTATTACAACCACCATGATACTTACAGCGTCCATATCCCGCGTGACCTGTGCCATATCCGGCGGGAAGCTTACACCTGTTACCCCTTTTTGTGGCCCCACACGCTAACATGGGATTTTTAAACTTAATCGTAATAAAATTCAAGTCGTCAGCCTTTTCATTTAAGCGTCTTTTTAGGTTAATGTCGTCTGGGTCGAACGTTTCCGGCCAATTAACTGTCTTTCCCATATATGCGCTGCCCCCTTTCCTCTATTTTGTAGCCGTCGTCGCTATGTATGAATTTCTAGTCGTGAAAAAAGCCGGGGCAGCGTCGACGTTTGCTTTTCCCGGCCAATTCCAAATTATGTATTTTATCCGCTTTGACGTAACTACGTCATTCTAACATAAACTTAGCACACTTTTCGGGTCATTTCAAGAAAAATTTGTCATAATGACAGATTTACCCTTTAAATCGTCTAAAAATGCCCGTCTATCGTCCTCAAAACCGTTCACGTGGTAATACAAATAGTCTATTGCCCAGTCGCACCGCTTATAGTACTGGTCCTTCGACAACCCTAGAAGGCGCAATGTAAACAGGAAGCCGTCTTTATCAATCCAGCGCGCCCTACAGCAGCGGTAAAGCATCTCAGCTTCCCAGCGCATAGACTTAAGCCCCTGGGCTAATATAATCCGGTTCAGCATAGCGCCCGTTATCCCGTCGTCGGGTTTACAGCCACTATTCCGTGGCATATCATCAACGCCCCTGCTGTCCTCCAGCAGCCCCTGGTAGTTATCCAGCCAGCTGCGAATAACGTCCCTACCAATCATTCCCATTTTAACCCCCTAAAATAATATATAAGGGTCGTTTTGAAAGCATAGGGTATTAGAGTAATTTCCAAAGCAAAGAAAAAAAAGTAAATACCCCCTTAAAAAAAAGAATACCCTTATATATTATATAAATAATAAAATTAAATAAATAAAATAAATATTATTATATTATATAGTGTAGTATTACTTACTTTAGTAAGTAATAGGGTTTTACAAGCCTGTAGGTTCTTTCCTTTTGTCGTCCTTCGGCCCGCGTTCTACTTCGGACGGAAGTTTGATCCGCTTAAGTGTGTCGTCCAGCTCTATTACGCTATGCGCCAGCCTTTCCACGGTTTGGCTGTTTGCTAGTTTACTGGCTCTTAGTTCTTCTACCGTAGCCCCATATGCGGTTATGACGCCCTGTGCTGCGACTTGCAGTGTCTTAAACTTAAGGGTCGTATAGCCCACCGGGTCCCCTGCTTCGAAGGTCGGCGCCATGGGTGTAGTTAACAGGTAGTATAAGCGGTTTAGCTTGTATATTGGTTCGTACGGGCTTTCACCAGGGGCGCATTGGGCTGGATTGTTATGTATGACTTCTCCTACGGCCTGGGTCAGTGCCGCCAGTTTCGCGCTTATGGTCGTGATTACCGCCTTACCCCTTTCGTATACCAGGGCTTCTATTTTCGTGTTCGGTTCCAGCATTGCAACCAGTTCTTTTACATGCGGCGTTATGCTTATGTGTGTTACCTCTATCGGTATCATTCGCCCCAGGCCTGCTATAACATCTTTATCCAGCGGTACTTTGGTGCATGGTCCCCAGTCACAGGTCGGATACTTACTTAAGGCTTTTTCTATCACCTGGAATATTTCCCCATTTGGCTCCAGGCCTTCCCTGTTGCACATTTTCGTTAATGTGTCTTTGCAATAGTACAAAGCTTCCCTTAGTGTTATATAGTCTGACGCCAGGCGGGTAAAGTCTACAGCTTTGTACGGTCCCATATCTACGGCCTGCTTCGTAAGTGCGACCTGGCGCAAGTCGGAAAGTGCGCCTATGTGCTTCGTTATTGCTGTGGCCCTGGTGTCGTCGTCTGCATTGCTTATCGCCAGCTGGGTATCACATACCGCCAGGCTGGTCTTAAAGTACTTAGTTACTTGATTCATAAGCTCGCCTATGGTTTGATTCATCGTCTTTATTACTTCGGCTTGTTCCTGGCAACGGTTATACAACTGCTGCGTTCTGGCTTTAGGTACAAGGTGCCGCGGGAAGTCTTCGTAGTCGTCCACTATTGTCAGTATGCGGTCGGCTACGGCGTCGCCTACGTACTGGTAGAATTCTTTCCGGTTTTGGTCTAGTTCTTCCCAAGAAAAAGTAGGGGAAGGTTTCGCGTTCGGCTGGCCTTCGGTCCACCTTATCCATGTGTCCCGGACCAGTGGTCCCAGCTGCGCCCTATGCAGCGCTGAAATATGTAGCCCCGGCCTGTCTTGTGTTTCCTTGTTTTCCATACAATTACCTCCTATCCCTTTCGGTTTAACTCTTTTGTAAAATGTTCTATGAATTCAGTAAAACTATAGGGGCGGCCGAAGCTTTCCGCTATACATTTACCATTTTTGTACGCCGTAACTATAATGTCCGCTATGCTGTCTTTGTGTTTCTTATATTGTCCCTTTAGTTGGTGAACTGTCTTAAATAGCAGGGCTGCGTCGTCGTGATTCATGTCATAGTGTTCCATAAAGTCCTGTACCGTTTTTTCATTGTCGTCTGGTGTATTTGTGCCTCCCATGCCCTTACCTCCTTAGTGGAAGCCGTCCAGGTCTTCCTTTATAGCGTCTATTATTTCGCTTGCTTCGTTTAGCGTTAATTCATCCAGTGGTACGTTTGTGTATTCGTCCAGGTCATTTCCCGTCTGATCCAGAAGTAGTTCTATGTAGTCCTTCTGTGGTTCGGTTATCGGCCCGCCGCCTAGGGCTACTGCTAGGTCGTAGGCTTCCTTTTCTGTCAGTGGTTCACGTTGGGCTTTTTCTTGTAGGTCCAGGATTCGTTCTACGTTCATTGTTTACCGTTGCCCCCTTTCTTTTCGTGGCTTTCTGGTGTCGTAGAAAACCAACGTACGCCACCATTTAACGGGATATGGCGGTTACCCCCGTCTTTAAGCCGTAACCATAGCAGCGCGTTACCGAAGCGTACTTCTGTGGCTTCAAAAGTTTCCAGATATCCGTCGTACCAACGAACATTTACTGTAATTAACTGTTTTTCGTTCATTTACTTACCGTCGCCCCCTTCTGCGGTCTGCGTCGCCGTTTGTGCCAGTCTTTCCTTTTTAACACAGTCCGGGCAGCTGTTGGACGGTACTTCTTCCATAATGTCGTCGCTGTTCATACAAGTTTTAACCAGGCCAGTATCCCGGTCATATACGACGACGTGCTTACGTCTTTTACGCTTTATGTCCTCCGGCAGCAGTATAGGTGGCCATGGGACGCCCCAGAAGTCCACGAATACCCCGGCGACGGCGTCGCCTTTCGTTCCCCAGGTTATCGCCCGCACCGAAGACACTATAACGGTTACAGTACATTCCTTACCGTCGTCGTTTTTCTCATTCACTTGTATTAGCTTGTCAGCCTGTGGAAGCTGGCTGCCTATCGGTATCAATACCCTATATTCGTTCATAGTCTTAAGCCCCTTTCTTCCAGGTATTTGTTTGCTTTGTCCGTCAGTTTTGCGACTGGTTCCGTAGTATAGTCCAGTTCCAGGTGGCCGGATTCTTCCAGCTTCTTAAGCATTGCGGAAAGGGCCAGGGTTCCTATCTGGCCCCCTTCCTGTTTGATAATGCATAGCAGTGCTTCACTGGTTTTCATTTTTTGTGTATAGCTCTGGTACGAAGTCGGCAGCGTCTAAACGCTTAAAGGCCGCAGTCGCTCCCATAGGGCGGTTAAGCTCTAACGCCTGCGCTACAATTTCGTCGCTGGGTTCTTCGTCACACCTAACATATGCAATTTCGTTGTTGCTGTCTTTATACATTAAGTAGACACGCCATACGGGTTCCTTTTGTGAATTATGCGAACGAGTTCCAGCCCTTACCATAGTTCTATGGTATTCCTGCCAGTTTGTACGAAATAGGCCCATGTAGACGACGTCCCAGTACTGCCCGTTTCGGTAACATTCTTCTAGTACACGGCCTTCCTCTTTAAAGCCCACAGACTGGTATAAGTGCATAGCCCTTTCATTGAAGCTGTAGACGGTTATCGCTATTTTCCGACAGTTCACTTCCTGAAAGGCTACATACATAAGCAAAGCCATGAGCTGCTTTCCGTAGCCCTTATCGCGGAAGGCCTTACCTATGAATAACATAGGATGGGCTGTGTGCGTTATCCAGTTCACAGTAAGGCTACAGTACCCTACTACTGCGTCGTCGATTCTCTGCCGGATCAGAAAGCGTAAGCCATCCCCTGTTATAACTTCTTCCAGCAGCTTATACGTTCTGGGTATTACAAAGTCCGCGGTACCTTCTAT